GAGGGAAAGAAGTTGATCGCTCTCACAATCCTCAACCGAGTTGAATCAAGCGGCTTCCCGAACAGCATCAAGGGTGTGATCACGCAGGGAGGACAGTTTCAAGTTTACTACCAAGGGACGTACAAGAGCATCAAGAGAACAGAGACCTCAGACAGAGCCGTGGTCGAGGCTTCCATGTGGCAGAGGCAGGAACATCCGAATGTCATTTACTTCAATTGTATAGGGTATAATGGACTCGGACAGGCTTATGCCTATGTAGACGGCAACTATTTCGAAACAGCATAAAGGCACAACGGCATCTCTCCCGAGGAGTTGAGTGATAAAATTCACATCACCATAACGAAGATATACACACAATGAACCAACCAAAATTTTGTCAAAGGAGGAAATACCTTCTCTCTCAACTCTTCGATAGGGATGCCGAACAAACCACAGGAGGAAATAACAATGGATAACAATGAAGAACTCATCAAGATCATCGAGAGGAGAATCAAGGCAATTGACAGAAGCCTCAGATGGTACGAGAGAATCAACGAGGCGAACGATCTGATCACGGAGGAGAACAAGATCGAAGACCTCGAGGCAAAGAAGCAGAGGCATGAGAGAATCCTGTCCCTGCTCAAGGAAGGAAAAGAACCGACAGATTGTAGCAATTGCATTTATTTTCGTGAGCCTTACGATAAGGAGAACTATTTCGAATTCGAGAACGAATGCAAGAAACTCAATCTCGCTCAGTTTAGCACCATAGAACATATGTTCTGCGAGCATTTCACCAAGAAGGAGGCATAAATAGATGTACGTCAATGTAACGCATAAGCAGGGAGCAGGAGATCATTTTATATGGCATGACAACAGGGTGTCTCTCAAGGCGAAAGGCTTTTGGTTCAATCTGTGGATCGCCATGAAAGAGAATCACGACAAGCAGGAGAGGTTTAGTGTGGCAAGGTTTGTGGAGTCTTACCTTGCAGACGGAGTGGATTCTGCATCCTCTGCCTTCAACGAATTGAAGTATTTCAAGTATGCGGAGGTCAAGGGAAGAGGCACAGCATCCACATACACGATCTATGACAGGACGGAGGTGTGATCATGACTCTTGAACAGGCAATTGAGCATTGCGAAGAAAAGGCTGAAGAATTGAAAGCAACAGCCAAATTAGGAAGAGGAAACCCGAATCCCTTTTCTATGCTTCCCGAGGAATGTCTTTCCTGTGCAGAAGAACACGAACAACTTGCAGGATGGCTCAAGGAACTCAAGAAGTGGAGATCAGAGGATAGGGAAAAAGCATATCGTTTTGAACATGTTACGATTAACATTCCTAAGATGGGAGAGGCTGATGGATGGATAGACAGAGAGAGAATGTTGCTGTTCAGTTCTGCTGTCACTTGTGAGTGGGCTATTAGACAAGGATGGACATGGGAGGAAGACAATGACTAATAAAGAGGCTATCGAGTTTTTAAAGAACATAATTGATAGTAAGGCGGTAACTTTAATAGATAATGACTTTACGGCTCGTTATCATATCGACGCTTTACAAATGGCTATCAAGGCGCTTGAGTTTATCAACGAGAACTTTCCCGAGAGTTTCAAGGATTATTTAAACGGAGAACAGTTAATGGAGTGATAAAGGAGGGGGCAAACAATGTTATTTGAACCTGAGAAGATAAAGCACCAAAGATGTAAAGGGTGCGAATTTTTAAAGACGGTTTATGCGCAAAACAATTTTCGCTTTTATGGCTGTTACTGTAAACCGTATAGAGGCAAGTGGGTTGCAGAGATTAAAGATTGTCCGAAGGAGGCAGGTCATGATTGATGACAGATTGAAGGTGATCGCTGATCACTATGGTTTAGATGGTCAACTCGGAATCTTGCAGGAGGAATGTGCTGAACTCATCCAAGCCGTCATCAAATATCATCGCAACGGAATGGAGGCATTGATGGTCGAGGAGATGGCAGATGTCCTCATCATGATAGATCAGATCACATATCTCTTGGATGCATCCCACGGACTCGATGGCATCATCCAACGGAAGATCGGAAGGCAGATGAAGAGAATCACGGAGGAGAAGCAATGACAGATCATGAACTCTTGGAAGCAATAAGGGGAATTTGCGCAGAATGCTTTCACTCAAAGACTCCTGTTTCAATTCTTCATATGGCGCAGGCACTCGCTATCATATGGAATGCTATCCTCACCGATGGAGCGAGCCTGCCACAGCCACAGGAGAAGCAGGAGACCGATCAGATCACCTTTGATGACATCTTGGAGGAGAACACATGAACATTGCATTCTTTGAACAGATGGACAAGATTCCGACCATCACGGCACAGCAGAAGGGCATCGATTTCAAGCACAAGAAGGTCTACACTAAACCCGAGGTGATTGCTATCAAGAATCGGTACACAGCCATGTTCTTGAAGCATATGCCGCAGAAGAAATTCGAGGGTGCAATTGCTCTCAAGGTGGTCTTCCGATTCCCTGTCACCAAGGGACACCACAACGGAGAGTGGAAGATCACTAGACCCGATACGGATAATATGCTGAAACTCCTCAAGGATTGCGGAACAGGCATCATGTGGAGGGATGATTGTCAGATAGCAATGGAGGTGGTCATGAAGAGATATGACAACCCATCGGGCATCTACGTAGAGGCATATGAATTGGGAGAGATTCCACACTAGACATTTATGATATAATTGAGATGACGATACTATACGGAGGCGAAGCAATGTCCAACGATAGCACAAAGTATGTCATCTCTGATCTATATTCATTCATGAGCGAGGAGATTATTCGGGAGAAAAGACCCGACATCCTCGCTAGTGGTGTTTCTGTCGGTTTTATCTCATCGACTATCGAGAAGAAGATCGGCAAGACCAAGATGGTTCTCGGAGAATGTAGGAAGGTGCAGGAACTCTATTCCCTGTTTTGTCCCTTCGATTTCCTCATCATCATCTATGAGCCTAACTGTGAAGGACTCACGGAAGATCAGATGAAGATTCTCATTTGGCATGAACTCAATCACATCGGAATCGATGAAGACGGAGAGACATTCATCAACCCTCATGATGTCGAAGAATTCGATGACATCATCAAGGCTCATGGCATCCATTGGACAGAGAATGTTCCACGTGGAACAATTGGAGGAAATGACCATGGCAAAGGGTAAATATCAAGAATGGCTCAAGGAGGACAACCTTCTCCTCATCGAAGGATGGGCGAGAGAAGGTCTCACGGATGAGCAGGTGGCGCATAACATGGGATGCAATGTTGCTTCCCTTTACCGATGGATGAATGATCATTGCGAGATTCGCGAGGCTCTTAAAAAGGGCAGGAAACCTCTCGACCTCATGGTTGAGAATGCTCTCTTCAAATCGGCTCTTGGATACGATGTCGAAGAGGAGACATGGGAAAGAAAGTTCAACCGAGTGACAGGTGAGTATGAGATGATCTGTGTCAAGAAGACCAAGAAGCACATTCCACCATCTAACACGGCACAAATCTTTTGGCTCAAGAACAGGAAGCCGAACGAATGGAAAGACAGGACAGACAAGAAGATTCTCTTTGAGGATGATTCTGATGCTCTCAGCAAGGCATTTGAGGAGTTGGTTGGCAATGGCGATCAATGATCTGTTCAGCAAGAAGCAACTTCAAATTCTAGCATTCCCGAAGACAGATTATGATGCCCTCATTTGCGATGGCTCAATTCGAGCAGGTAAATCATCGGTTATGTCGGTTGGCTTCGTTCTATGGGCAATGCAGAATTTCAATGGGAAGAATTTCGGCATATGCTCCAAGACGATCGGAACAGCGCAGAGGAACATCATCCGTCCTCTGCTTGCCATGGCATTCATCAAGAAGAGGTACATCATCCGATATGTGCAGGGCGAATATTTTGAATTGACGGATGCAAAAGGCAGATGCAACACATTCTATATCTTCGGAGGCAAGGATGAGTCATCCTATCAACTCATCCAAGGTATCACACTAGCAGGTGTCCTCCTCGATGAGGTGGCTCTCATGCCTCGCTCGTTCGTTGATCAAGCACTCGCTCGATGTTCGGTCGAGGGAAGCAAACTATGGTTCAATTGCAACCCCGAAGGTCAACTCCATTGGTTCAACCAAGAATGGATTCTTGAAGCAAAGGAGAAGAATGCTCTCCATCTTCATTTCACGATGGATGACAATCCGAGCCTGTCCGAAAAAATAAAGGATAGATATCGGTCAATGTATGTTGGTGTGTTCTATCAGCGATACATTGAGGGAATGTGGGTGTCTGCCGAGGGTGTCATCTATGCTGATATGTTCACCGATGAGAACATCCTCACGGAGGAGCAGATCAAGGGGATGAGATTCGAGGGTGAATACTATGTAACCTGCGATTTCGGAATTCAGAACCCGACAGTTTTTCTCCTGTGGCGAAAGGTGGCAGGGGAACAAAAATATGTATGCCTCAAGGAATATCATTATTCGGGCAGGGAGGAGCGCAGGCAGAAGACCACATCCGAACTCGTGAATGATCTCAAGGAGATGCTCGGAGAGATCAAACCCAAGGTGGTTATTGTTGACCCTTCCGCATCGGCTCTCAAGGTTGAACTCAGACAGAAGGGATTCAAGGTGCAGGATGCTCACAATGAAGTTCTTGACGGAATCGCTCACACAGGCAAACTTCTCCAAGACAACAAACTCCTGTTCTCGGAAACCTGCAAGAACACCATCGATGAATTCTCTCTCTACATATGGGATGAGACAGCGGCAGAACGAGGGGAGGATGTTCCGATCAAAGAGAACGATCATTGTCTTGTCGGAGAAACAGAGATCGAAACATTATTCGGAAAAAGGAAAATAAAAGACCTTGTTGGGAAAATCGGCTTTGTATGGTCATACAAAAAGGGGAGGAAGGTTTTAAGACCATTTTTCAAAGTGAGACAGACACAGAAAGATCAGAAGATTCTCCGAATACTCACAGAAAATGGAAAGCAAATTTGTTGCACTCCCGAACATAGAATCTTGACAGAGAGAGGATGGGTAAGAGCAAAAGATTTGACACCCAAAGACAGGATTATTGATGTTATGGATTAGGTGCGTTATACTGTTGGTATGTAAGAAAGGAGAGCCATATGGAAATAACATATTCAACAGATGGGAAATTTGCTTATTGCGATGGATTGCGGTTTTGTCGAGATGAACGGACAGGATATTATTTGAATGCTAGAGAGCATAAGAGATTGCACAGATATGTATGGGAAAAGCATAATGGAGAAATACCGAAAGGGTTTCACGTACATCACAAAGATTTTGACAAGAGCAACAATGATATCTCCAATCTTGAATTGTTGCGAAGCGAAGATCACGAGAAACTTCATTCTGACAAACTGACAGAAGAGGAGAGAGAATGGAGAGCAAAAAACGTAATACAAAACGCAATGCCAAAGGCGAAGAAGTGGCACAGATCAGCCGAGGGCAGAAGATGGCACAAGGAACACGGAGGCAGGGTTTTTGCAAATCTTCCGATGATAGAATTCGTTTGTGAAGAATGTGGAGAAAGATTTGAGAGCAAAAAACAAGGAAGCAAGTTCTGCTCTAATAAATGCAGAGCGGCAAACAGGAGAAAGACAGGAGTTGATGACATTGCCAAGAAATGCACAAGGTGTGGGAAAGAGTACAAAGAAAACCGATATAAGAAGAGCAAATACTGTAAAGAGTGTCGGGATTTTGTGCGTGGAAGAAATCGAGAATGCTGATGTTTACAACATGGAAGTTCTTGGCACTCATTGCTTTGCCGTGAACGGAGGACTAATCGTTCATAACTGCATGGATGCCGTTCGATACTTCGTCAACACCATGTACCTGTTCAGCAAACTCTATAAGGAGAATGTTCCACGTGGAACAATCTTGAATATGCTCTGATTTTGCGTTATA